GGACGATTTACGCGCTGAGTTGGAGATAGAGATACCGGACTCTGGCGGGGACCCTATGCTGTATGCTGTGGATTCCGACGTAGAGATAGAGATAGTTGACACGGATGACGGCGGGGTTGTGGTAGATTTTGATCCCGAGGACATGCGCGGCGAGGACGGAGATTTTTACGCGAATTTGGCGGAGGAGATGCCGGACCGCGAACTTAGTCGCATTGGCAACGATTTAGCTGCGGAGTTTGACGCGAACAAGGCGGGTCGTCAGGATTGGGAGGATGCGTATACAAATGGTTTGGAGTTGTTGGGATTTAATTACGAGGAGCGTACTCAGCCGTTTCGCGGTTCCAGCGGCGTAACGCATCCTTTGTTGGCGGAGGCTGCTACGCAGTTTCAGGCGCAGGCGTTTAACGAGCTATTGCCTGCGGGGGGTCCTGTACGGACGCAGGTTATGGGCGAGGAGACACACGCCAAGGCTGATCAGGCCAAGCGCGTCCGGCAGTTTATGAACTACTACATTACGAATGTCATGGAGGATTACACTCCTGACATGGATCAGATGTTGTTTTATTTACCGCTTGCGGGCAGTACGTTTAAGAAGACTTATTATGATGAGGTCATGGACCGCGCAGTAAGTAAGTTTGTTCCTGCGCAGAATTTGGTTGTTCCGTATGATACTTCTGATTTGGATACGTGTCCGAACATTAGTCAGCTTATACGGATGGATTTGAATGACCTGCGCAAGAAGCAGCTTGCTGGTGTTTATTTGGATATAGACGTGATACCTGCGCAGGGTGATGTTACGGACGTAGACTCTGAGATAAATCGCATTGACGGCGTAGAGCCTTCGCAGATTGATTACGACTGCACTTTGTTGGAGTGTCACGTTGATTTGGACTTAGAGGGTTATGAGGATTTAGACGAGGACGGTGAGCCTACGGGCATTAAGGTTCCTTATCTTGTTACTATATCTCAGGACAACGGTCAGGTTTTGTCTATTCGGCGCAATTACCGTGAGGACGATCCGGCTAAAAAGAAGATTGCATATTTCACGCACTTTAAGTTTTTACCGGGATTTGGGTTCTACGGCTTGGGCTTGATCCATACTATTGGTGGATTATCGCGAACCGCGACCAGTGCTTTGCGGCAGTTGATTGATGCTGGTACTTTGTCGAATTTACCTGCGGGGTTCAAGGCCCGCGGACTGCGGATCAGGGACGACGACGAGCCTCTACAACCGGGGGAGTTTAGGGACGTGGACGCTCCGGGCGGCGCTATTCGGGACAGCTTGATGCCGTTACCGTTTAAGGGTCCTGACCGGACGTTGTTTGAGTTGTTGGGTTTTGTTGTACAGGCTGGACAGCGGTTTGCGACCATTACTGACATGAAGGTTGGTGACGGTAATCAGAACGCGGCGGTTGGCACGACGATAGCGATGTTAGAGCAGGGCTCTCGGGTAATGAGCGCGGTTCACAAGCGTTTGCATTATGCAATGCGTCAGGAGTTTAAGATTTTGGCGCGGGTAATGTCGGAGAGTTTACCGCAGGAGTATCCGTATTCTGTTGCTGGTGACGAGTCGAGCATTATGGCGTCTGATTTTGATGATCGTGTGGACGTAATTCCTGTTAGTAATCCGAATGTATTTAGTCAGGCGCAGCGGATTGCGTTATCTCAGACTAAAATGCAGTTAGCTGCACAGGCACCAGAGATGCACAACATGCACGAGGTATATCGTGATATGTATGAATCTTTGGGTGTTACGGATGTTGATAGGATAATGAAGGCGGTGCCGGACGACGAACCGCGGCCCTTGGACCCTGCGCAAGAGAATATCAACGCTTTGGACATGATGGAGTTACGGGCGTTTGCGGGTCAGGATCATCAGTCGCATATTATGGCGCATTTAATTTTTGGCGCGACTCCGATGGTTGGTCAGATGCCGCAGGTTGCAGTTTCTTTACAGAAGCATGTTTTGGAGCATGTTAAGATACAGGCTGAAGAGGCTGGTATGCAGCAGATGCAGCAAGCGCAGGGTGGTGACGAGGCTCAGATGGAGATGCAGTATCAGGCGGTTGTGGCACAGTTGGTTGCGCAGGGTATGCAGCAGGTTAAGCAGTTGTCTGGACAAATATCTGGTCAGGGCCCTGATCCTCTGGTACAGCTTAAAGAGAAAGAGTTGGAGATTAAGGCGCAGTCAGAACAGTCGGACGCTCAGATGGATCAGGCAAGACTTCAGCTTGATGCTCAAAACCAGCAGATGCGTGGTCAGCAGTTCCAGCAACGCCTTCAGAGCCAAGAACAGCAGACGGACAAGCGCATTCAGAGCGCGATGGACCGCGAGTTATTAAAGCAAAGGAGTCAGTAATGGCTAAAGTAAAATTCCAAGGGGCCCCTGCGGGTCCATCTCCGAAGGCGGTTCCTTACGCTGATATTAAGGATCAGGGCCGTATTCCGTATGGCAAGAGTGCGCCATTTAAGATACCTACATCTACTGCGATTAAGACGGCCCGCGGCATGGGTGCCGCAAAGCGCGGCGGCAAGTACCACGCGTGTGTCTAATGGAGTTTTGACATGAGTAGATTTCTCAACGGCCTGTCTAACTTTCAGATGAACAGTGGTGTTCGTGCGGATGGCCTGTCCGCGAACGATTTACAGCGTCAGTTGAACCGAATTGTTCCTCCTCAGCCTGTTCCTCAGCCGCTTCCTTTTGCGGGGCTTCCCGAACGCCGTGACTCGAACCTCTTTTTCCAACAGAATGATCCTGCTTTTTTACAGGAACAGGCTAAGTTACAGTCTGCGTTTGACGAGAGGTTTGACGAGATGCCTGCGGGGCCCGCGCTAACGGCCAAAGCGCCTCAACAGCAGTTTGCTGAGGGGTACGGGCCTCAAGTACAAATGGCGAGTCCTCAACAGCAGATGTTATCCCAAATGCAGAACCGAGGTTTTAGTTCGCCTCAACCACAACAACAAATACAGCCCGCGCCTCAACAGCAGATAGCTGGTGGATACGGGTTAACGGGCGCGTACCAAGGCGACCAGTTCTCTCGGGGTGTGATGTCTTTACCTCAAATACAGGATAATTTTTATTCTCCTCCCGCGGGTGGTTACACGGCACCGCCAATAACTTCACCGTACTCAATGTTCTAATGCTATGATTGATCCTGTAACGGCTTTTGCCGCAGCTAACGCCGCCTTTAAGGGTGTAAAGATGTTGGTTGGTGCTGGTCGTGAGATGCAGGACGTTAGTCAGCAGCTTGGAAAGTGGTACTGTGCGGTTGCGGATATTTCCAAGGCTGAGACGCAACGTAAAAATCCAACGTGGTTGGATAAAAAGACACAAGGTTCCGATAACATAGAGCAGCAAGCTATGGATATTGTGATCCGCAAGAAGACCCTTTTAGAAAAAGAGAAAGAGATTAAGTTTATGCTGGACTACAGGTTTGGCTTGGGCACTTACGACGAGATGTTGGGTATGCGGCGCAAGATACGCGCAGAGCGGGAGGAGACGGTGTATCGTGCTATGGAAGCCAAGCGCCAGATACAGAACAATATGGCTATTGCGGCGCTAAGTCTTGGTATAATCAGCGTTTTGGGTGGTGGTATGTATTTAATAGTGTTGGCTACCCAATAATGGAGTCTTGGACGTTATATGTTGTTATCTTTTTTATAAGTGGTGAGACAATTATGTTGGAGAACAATGAAAAGTTTTCTACGAGGCAGGCTTGTTATCAAGCAGGTTTGACGAAAGCTGTTTACCTTTTAGAGCAAACAGTAGCTATAATAGGCGTTCCTGCTAGGGGTAGTTTTTCTTGTCAGAAAGTTGGTTTAGATGTTTAAAGTTTTTTTGATAGCTTCTACGCTTGCGGGAGTAGCCAACCCCACTCATGTTCAGTGTCACTTATGGAAACGTTTTACGGACGGAAACGGTCAAAAGGTTTGTGTTTACAGGTTTACAGCGGGGTATGGTGGTTTGGGGTATCATTACCCTACGAAGAGTTTTTCCGAGTGTCCGAAGGTTTTTAGTTGTCTTTATGAGAAGAAAGACAAGCGACCTAGCTTGTCTGAAATATTAGATGGCCTGAAAGGAGGGTTTTAATGTCTATGGAGAAGTTTTTGGCATGGAGGATCATGCCTAGATTTATGATGTTGGTAATGACGGTTATGTATATCAGGGTGATTGAGTGGTTTATGTCTTTGCCGCAGGATGTTGTTAGTACGCAAGCTACTGCGCTTACTGCAACCGTAACGGGTGCTATGACAGGTGCCTTCGCCGTATGGTTAGGATCAGAGAAATGATGGCATTATTAGGGAGTTTGCTGGGCTTCGGTAGTTCTTTTCTGCCCGAGGTACTTAGCTATTTTAAAGCTAACCAACAACAAAAGCATCGTATGGAGATGATGCAGTTAGAGACGGAGCTTGCTCAAAAGCGTTCTGAGATGAAGCTGGTTGAGTTAGATAAGCAGGCAGATATTGCGGAAACAAAGGGGTTGTATGAGCATGATCGATCTATCGACGCTGGCGGATTTATCAACGGTCTTCGGGGTTCTGTGCGTCCTGTCATTACTTATGCCTTTTTCGGACTGTTCGTAGCTACAAAAGTAGTTATCATGGTTAAAGTAGGGCAGTCTGGCGGAGAATGGACGGAAGCTGTTGAACTTATGTGGGACCCAGAAACAGCCGGACTTATGAGCGCAGTTTTAGCATTCTGGTTTGGAAATAGAGCAATCTCTAAATATGCGGGGAAGTAGTTATGGGATACAAGTTAGGAAAGCGAAGCCTGTCAAGGCTAGAAGGTGTCAACGACGATCTGGTAACGGTCGTGAAATACGCTATCGGCGTGACGAAGCAGGACTTCTCAGTCATCTGCGGGTTGAGAACAATAGAAGAACAACGCGCATTGGTTGCAAAAGGGGCTTCGCAAACCATGAAATCAAAACACATTGACGGCAACGCCGTTGATTTGATGGCTTATTGTGATGGTGGGCGTTGGGAGTTAAATCTATATGACGAGATTGCGGACGCCATGAAGGAAGGTGCCGAGGCTGCGGGCGTAAAGCTCCGTTGGGGCGCGGCGTGGACGATAGATGATCTTGGTGCGTGGGACGGAACGGCAGAGAATGCAATGAACAGCTACATTGACATTCGAAGATCACAGGGCCGCAGACCGTTTATTGACGCCCCACACTTTGAAGTTGTGTTTTAATGTACGCGTTCGTCCTCATGCTGTATCTCGGCTACGGGGGCGAACGTAAGTTAGTTGTGGATGATCTGTATTTTTCCCAGTTAAACGTTTGCAACAGGGTAGCCGAGGCTCTTGTAGAGCGTTACAGCACTCACGGTATAGCTACTGCGGACAGAGCGGTTGCATACTGCTTGCCGATAAAAATTACGGACGACTCGTTGCACGTTTACTAAAAAACAAGTAGGTTTCCCATATAAGATTAAATGGGAGAATCTGGGAATGGATGAGATACGCGTTGCAGAAGCTGTTTTTCGCGTTATAAGGGAAAGAAGACAGGGCGTTGTCGATCTAATGCAGTACGGCAACGTTAAATCACTAGAGCAATATCGTGAGCTTATGGGCAACTTAGAGGCCCTAAATCATGTGGAACAGGAACTCAAGGGCCTGCTAGATAAACAGGAGCGTAGTGTTGACTAAAGCACATGCAATAGACTTAGCCGCTGCCAAAAAGGGCGTGGCGAACTTAGAAGATGCTTATAAAGAGAAAGTAGAGACAACTTTAGACCCTTCAGCGTTGGGTCAATCTCTTTTAGAAAAAATGCCTAGTCCTACGGGATGGCGTCTGTTGATTCTCCCATACAAGGGGAAGGGTCAGACAGAAGGCGGCATATATCTACCGGATAAAGTAGTTGAGGAACAATCTGTGTCTACGCAGGTTGGGTATGTCTTGAAGGTCGGGGAACTGGCGTATCAGGACGGGGACAAGTTTCCAGATGGTCCGTGGTGCGCGAAGGGTGATTGGGTAATGTTTGCTCGTTACGCTGGTTCGCGGTTTAAGATCGACGGTGGCGAGGTCCGTATTCTTAATGATGACGAGGTTTTGGCTAAAATCTCTAATCCTGAAGATATTTTGCATTTCTAGGAGAAAAAGATGGCAGAAAATGATCAAATTGAATTAGAACTGGAGGGTTCTGAAGCGACGGAGGTTCAGGTTGAGGCTCCTCCCTCTGATGGGGGAGAGGATCAGTTTGAACAAGCGGAAAACGCTACTCAATCTCGCATAAATCGCCTTACGAAGAAGATGCGTGAGGCGGAGCGGCGTGAAAACGAGGCTTTAAACTACGCAAAACAGGTTCAGGCGGAAGCTAATTCGTTAAAACAGCGCATGTCTAGTTTGGATAACAGCTACGTTAACGAGTATTCAACGCGTGTGGAGACACAGCTTGCTCAAACTGAAAAAGAGATGGCTCGGGCTATGGAGCTTGGTGATACGCAAGCGGCGGTAGAGGCTCAACGCAAGTTAACGTCGCTATCTATAGAGAACGACAGGGCTTCGCAGGCTAAAATGCAACAGGAGCGCCAGCGGCAAACCGCGGCTCAACCGCAACAGCAGCAGGTGCAGCAACAGCCTCAACAGCAGCAGGTTAGACGCCCCGACCGTAAAGCCGAAGAATGGGCGGAACAAAACGAATGGTTTGGTCAAGACGAGGCCATGACTTTTGCTGCTTTTGGTATTCATAAAAAGCTGGTTGAAGACGAAGGGTTTGACCCGCAGAGCGATGACTACTATAGTGAACTAGATCAGCGCATTTCGGATAAGTTTAGAGTGCCTGCAAACACTACCAGTAGACGGCCCGCACAGACGGTTGCTGGAGTTTCAAGAAGTACCTCTGGGCGCAGTGGAAAGAAGGTTAGACTCACCCCTAGCCAAGTCGCAATAGCGAAAAAATTGGGTGTGCCACTAAGTGAATACGCGAAATACGTGAAGGATTAA